GTGTCTGACCAAAATAACATGTCATCAATAATATTAATACTACTAATAATTTTGTTTGAATCAAAATTTAAAGGAGTGTTAAGACCGTCTGATACTGTAAAAAAGAACTTAGTATTTTCAAGTTGAAGCTGTGTTGTTGAGTTGTCTAAAAAGCTTATATCGCCAGCTACAGTTATTTGACCACCACTAACACTTTGAACTGTAAAACCACTAATAGTTTCTTCAACTAAAACCCCACCAGCATTAACGACATAACCGCTTATTTCAAGATCCATACCAACTAGCAGTACATTAACTTCGTTAAATTGAATCGTGTTATTAGAAGTGGACCAAGTAATATTCATACCTGCGCTATCGTACGCCACATAGGATATTGCTCCTACGCCGCAAAAAACAGGCTCAAGTATATTATTTTTATATTCCCAAATACAATCTCTTCTAGCGTTTTCTAATCCCTGCGGGTCCTCGTGTGTTAAATTAATTTTGTTATAAGGTTGTGAACCCCAACTCTTTTGAGTAGTAAACCAATATATAGCGTCGTTTTTTTCGTCAGAAATAGTAGCAACACAAACGCTATTAGGTGGAATCATGCTTTGGCCTTCAATAGCTTTGTTACCTAATATGTTTTGAACCGTACCAACATCAGATCCTTCTGAGGTTGATACCTCAATATTCATAGCATCTCTATACTCTCCCTTAGGGACGAGACGCTCGTTAAGATCTTTGTTCATTTTACCTCCGGTAAAATTACGCTTAAATTCTGGCATATACTAGTGTTTTATCCACTTAGATTTACCTCTAAGTATTTGAGTTAATTCTTCTAATTTTAAACTAGATAATCTTAATTTTGCAGTTCTAACAGCTGCAAATCTTTCTTTTTTAAACCTATTTACTTGGTACTCAGGTATATTAGATTTACCCGATAACACTGCGTGTGCTATACACTTGTACATTGCTTCTTCAGCAAACTTATGAACCTGCATTTCAGAGTCAGTACCTAGACTATCACTTATATAATCTAAGATCACAGTTTTTCCTGAGATATTAGAACTAAAGTGAATTTTTCCTGATTGACAATCTATATAAAAAGATCCATTAGCTTGAGCGTGTTGAGGGTCTAGTCCATATCTACTATTAAACGTATGGTCGTGATCGTGATTATGGTGATCGTGGTGATCGTGGTGACCCGAAGTATCAATACCTGCTGATTTGTATTTAGACCAAGCGGTAGACTCGGATTTTAATATTAAACTTCCATCTGTGTTAGTAAAAGTAATATCTTCAGTTAGGGACGAAGTAGTAGCATTATCAATTGTTATTGTTGTTATACCACCAACCGTAGAAACTGTTGAAATTAACGACCCAGGTACAATACTAGTACTCGCGACCTCCATACCTACTAATACACTTTCGTATTCCCCGTCTAAAACTATAGTTGTAGTGGTGTTTAAAGTTCCTTCGATAACTAAATTATAAGCACCATTATCATCCTGTACTATTGATTGAGGGTTTGATGTCCTGTTAGTAGGATATAATGGGTGTTTTATACCATTATTATCAACCCAACTAACCTTAGTGTAATTCACGTAGTCTTGGGGTAGCGTCATTTGAAGTGAAGGCGGAAGTGTTATCTCTTGAGCTTTGCATGACTTGAGAGTATCAAAAGATAATTCAGCTAATGCTCTTTGAGCATGAAATGCAACGTCCACTCTACTTGCTTTAGATATAATTTTATCCTCCCCAACGTATACAAACATAAATTGGTTTATAATATCTTGCAATGACACAAATTGATAATCTCCATGATTATTTCCATTGTAGTAAGTCATCGGTGTTTGGTTATCTAGTAATCCCATTTATTTATTGTGTTTTTGGTTGTTGCTTAATAGTAGCCATGTCCATCTCGTGTCCAGCTCTCATAACTTCTAATTGCTCGTTTGATATACCAGCTAGTCTCAATATTTTGTTTACAAGTTGGTTTTCTTCAGAAGGATGTAGTTCAAAGTTACCTGTCGTTGTACCAGCGTTGTACATTGCTTGTTTGTTTATAACAACGTAAGTCCAATTAACTCTAGCGGGTTTTCTAAAGTAAATAATATTAGTTGGTGTCAAAGTAAGATTGTTACTTCCAATGACCGTTACAATATTGTCTCTTATATTAGCTACAGGTCTACTGTCACTTGGTGATATCAATGGCCCGCCATATAGGCAGTCTCTAAAATCTTTAGTGTTTAATATGTCGCAATTTATAAGTGGTTTTACCCCTACCTCTACTCTATGAACTCTGTAAAATTGACTATGAAGATAAAGACCTCCACCAGTAGCAGCAGTATAAGTGCTTATAACAGTAGAGTCGTCAGTTGTTTCGAAAACCTGCATTTTCTCTTCGAGCATATCATCAATATCAGCATACACAGTATCATTGCCCTGAACTCTTCTAGCTCCATTTACATCGTAAAAATATTGTTCAAATATTTCTAACTGTGCTTGGTTAGCAAATAGATTAAAATCTTGAGGTGTTATATAACCCCTTTGCTCTTTGTTAGCGAGTGCTAAAACTTTTTGATATACCGTGTCTACTAGTATCATATTTTTTATTTATTATAAGGGAACAATCTATTTAAAGTATCTTTTCTCTCTCCACATCCACAGTCTTTTTTAATAACCTTACTGACTGTATCTACAACTTTTTTTATTCCCGTTGCTTTTGTAATTTTTTCTATTGAGTCTCCTAAACCCTTTGATTTTTCTGTCATAAAATTAAATTTTAATAAATGGTCACCCCGAAGGGCAACCATATTATTTTGTTGTTAATTTAATCTTTTCTCTATATTAGAGTAGATCTCCATACCTTCATCAGTTTTAAACCAATGTGCTAAAGCAGTGTATGGGTGTTCGTCAAATGGTATAACCATTAACTTTCTTCCATTGCTACCCCACAAAAAGTTTCTTTGATCAGAAGATAGTCTTAATATACCAGCTTCAACAGCTCTAATACCAAAGTTTCTTAGCATTACATTTTCGTCATCCGCTAACTCTAAGAACAATTTAGGGTTGTTTCTAGCAAATATAAGTAAATCACGCCTAAGCTCCTTAGAACTCAACTCTGACACTTTAGATCCTCTTTCTACACGCATGATAGCTTCAGCCATATCAATATCAACATTTCTTGCGGCTACTAGCGCCTCAACTTGTTGCTCTAAAACATCTATTTCCTCTGCAGCGATAGCCGCTGGTTTATGCTCTTCGAATAACTTATCTCTAAAAGGATGGTATAACGATAGTAGTTTTTGTAAAACAGTTTTTTCTTTTTCTACAAATAAACTTCCGTTTCTAAAAATTATGTGTGATAATCTTTGATCACCTTTCATTTCATCAACAAACGTTGTTCTTTGGTTCTCACAATATTTTAACTCTCTTTCGTACCCCTTCTCTTCGTCAAAATAATATATGTTCGCGGCTTTAATAGATTGAGATAACGGTTTCTTTTGACCTTTTAAAAAATACAATCTATCTTTAATCTCCCACTCATTAGATTTTTTTCTTTCTCTTGTTTTTGGTTCTTCAACTACAGGTTCTTCAAAAAACTCTGTAACTACTTCTTCCATTGTATCGATTTGAGGCTCTACCTCAACTTTCTTTGTTTTCTTTGCCATAATATAATATAATATAAATTAATAAAAATAAAAGGCCGAGGCCGAAGCCCCGGTCTTTAATATAATAAATGCTTATTTCATTAACATGAAATTGTTAGCACCTTGTGTAACTAAACATCTTTCAGTTAACATGTGGATTTGCATTGCATCTAAAGCAGATGTAGCAGCACCAACAGAACCAGTAACCCAAGTTTTCATTTTTCTATCGTCAGTTTGTGAAGCTCTATAACGTACGTGTAAAAATGGTCTCTTTAGGTTTTTACCTAACATCTGGTCATAAACAGTTGAAGTCCCAGCAGGAACAATAACCCCTCTAATTGCGTCAGATCCAGCAGCAGCATTAATACCACCTCTAGTAGCTAAATCATTTAAGTATCTCATGTCAGACTTGTAGAAGTCATAAGAACCTCTTCTGAAACCAGAGAAACCTAGGTTTAACGCCATGTCTTCTGAGTTATCAAATACTCCATAAGAAGTACCACCAGCTCCGTAAGAATTCATAGAAGCTAACATGTCATCCATTGCTAACGAAGTAGCTCTGTTTACAAACATCATGTTTTCTTCAATAGCACCTTGCTTGTCAAACTCAGCTAAGATAGCGTCAAATTCAGCTAAATCAGTAGCAGCGTTAACACCAGTAACACCTGAAGTAACATTACCTCTATCTTCGATAGCAGCAAATAAACCTTCAGTACCAGTTCTTTGACCAGTAGCAGCAGTTGATCTAGCAGCACCTAAAAAGTCATCACTAGCATCAGTACCAGGAACACCAATCTCAGACTCTAGCATTGCCATTTCTAAGTAATCAGTAAATCTAGCTCTTGTATCAGCTTCAGCTTTTAAGTACCATAAGTAACCTGATTGACCATCTTCAGCAGCAACCTCAACCCAACCAATTCTAGCTGTATCAGAACCTGATACCTCGTAGTAATCTTTCATTATGATTGGTTTGTTAGAGAATGATTTGAAATCTGGCTCATTAGCTCCTCTTCCATCAGCAGTATTTGCTTCGTTAGTTGCGCTTCTGTAAGACTCTCCTTTGTCAAATTCAGAACCATAAACTAATATAGTTGTCGCTTTTGAAGTAGTGTTGTTAATAGATGATAAGTTAGCTACGCCGAAAGGAGCAACATCAATAATACCACCTGTTGCTTCTACTTTTCTAACGATACATTTAAGTGTACCTGTAGAGTTAGATACGATAATTAAATCATTCACTCTAATACCGTGGTTAGCAGCCGTGAAGCCTGATGTCTCATCGATATCAGATTCAATTGTAATCTCACCTGATGATGATGTACCACCTGAGTGAGCAGAAATATTACCTTTGTAAGATAAATGTAAACGACCTTGCTCAGACCAAATAACTTGGTCAGCAGACATCGCTTCTTCAGCTCCTACTTGTGAAAGAAATCCTGATATAGTTCTCGGTCCGAAAACTTCAGCTTCTTTCTCCATAAGATCTGGTAAATATTGTTGCGCCCAGCCTTGTCCAGCTGTCGCAGTAAAATCGAAGTAGTTTGTTGCTAGTGCTTGCTGTTGTGCAGCTGGAACACTATTTAACGAACCACCAGGGTTTGAAATTGCCATAATTTTTTAATTTTAATTTTTAAATTTATTGTTTTTAATTTTAAACTTAAAATCAGGTTCATTGTTGTTTAAAGCTCTAACCTTTAATCCACTAGTGTTTACATTCTCACTATAAGCTTGCCTAGGATCCATATTTACATTTTTAGATTTAGCAATACTTTCTTTTAAAGCATCCGCCTTACCTTGTTCGTAAAAATGATTGGCAACTTGATCTGGGTTCATTGCAGTAAAAAGTCCCTTGTGATAACCCGCAGCATCTTTCATTGTATTCTCTTTAGTCAAAAACTTTTTGATAAAGTTGTTAATGTCGCTTTGAGTCTCTTTAACCTTAGCACTGTCTTTCACGTTAAACCTAAACTTTTTCTCTCCAATGTTGTATTCAAAACCTTTGAACTTATCATTAAATAGATTGTTAGTTTTACTTGTGAAAGCATCTTGCTGTTGATTGTAGATTTCACGGTTTTTCTCTGATTCCTCGTTTTGTTTGTTAAAGTATTCAATTGCTTCTTGTTGCTCTTTTGTGAGCTTAGATCCACTTTTGATATCTTCGTAGTATTTGGATTTTACACTTTCCAAGTGTAGCTTTGCTTGAGCAACTTGCTCTTTCATAGCTAATTTTTTTCTTTTTATATCTCTATCCTCATCCTCTTCTTCATCGTAAGAGAAAGTGTCTTCCATAACAAATTCAATTTCTTCTTGTGATAAATGTGGTTTGGTAGACTTGTAGTATTCTGTTAGTAAAGTGTGGTTATCTAGTTTTGAAAAATCTTGGTTAAGAGTAACGTAATCAGTTAAATCGCCACCAGTTTCTTCCATGAAGAACATTAACTTTTGAATGTCCTCTGGCAACGCTTGTCCAGTTTGTTCTGATTGCACTATAGCTTGTTCTACTACTTCAGCTACCTCTTCAACTTCTTCTTGAACTTCGTTTGTTACCTCTTCAATAGCCGGTGTTTCTGTAGTTTCTTCCACCGGTTTTTCAATAACTTCTTCAATGACCTCTTCAACAACCGCTGTTGGTTCTTCTGTTTTTTCAACAACTTCTTCAACTTTAGTTTCTTCAACCGGTTTGTTTAAATCAACTCTTGTAATAGTTGTTTCGCTCAAATCCTCTGGTTGTTGCTTCATTTTTGCTTTAACCTTTGTAACGTTTCCTTTTGTTTCATTACCATCTGGTTGTTTCGCTTCTTTTGCCTTTACTTTAATTTTACCAGTCTCGCCATCAGCGATTGGCTTTTCTTTTTTTGCCATAATATAATATAATAATAGTTAATAAATTTATCTAGGACCAAAGTTCGACATATCGATACCTCCCAATACGTCGTTTCCTGAAGATTCAAAGTTTTTAGGTCCTGTGCTTCCTTTTCTCTGCTCTATCATCTCGCTTTGTTGAGACGCTTGAATCTTTGTTCTTTCATCTTTACGATCTTCTTTTTCTTTTTCACCTTGAGATCTCTGGTTGTTCTCAGCACCTTTAAGCTGCATGTTGTATTGAAACTCCTGTTCCATCAACTGTCTTTTTATCTGTGCCTCTTGATTTAGCTTTTCAATTTCAAATCTTGATTTAGCCTCTTCTATAGATATAGCTGTTTGGGCCACTTGTTGGTTTTTTTGTATCTCTAGTTCCGCAGAAGCTTTTTGTTGTTGTATGTTAGCTTGAGATTGAGCTTGCATATTCTCTTGTTGCATTTTCTGATCTCTAGCCATCTTTTTCTTTCTTCTAATCTTTAATAGTTGATTAGCTAGTTTAATATTTTTTATCTCTCTAAGGTCTATAGCATCTTCTAACTCTATATTTTGCTGACCTAACGCTACTTGGATGTTGTTCTCTAACATCGCTCTTTCCTCTTCATCTGGAGTTAATTCTATAAATATCCCAAAATCATACAAATGTAGATCTGTCATTTCAGTTAAAGTAGCCACGTTATGAGCTCCTATAGCCTGAACAAAAGCATCTTTTGTTGGAGAGTATTCTATAATATCAGATATTCTAAGTGATAAACACTCTGCTACCTCGCTTGTTAAAAACAATCCACCTTGTAATATATGTCTAGTCGCTGTATTTGAGTTTGCAGCCGCCATCTTTTGAACACCTACTAGTGATTTTGGATCTGGACTAGCAGCGTCTCTTGCTTCGTTAAGACCAGTCACATCTCTAATCATCTGTAGATAGTAATTATAGTTACCTATAAGAGCTTGTAATTTACCCCCTCCAGCACCACTTGTAATTTCTTGTATTGGGATTTTTCCTGGGTTTTGATCGCCATCCGAGGTGAAGCTTCTACCTATAACAGATCCTGTTTGAAAGAACATGTTTAAAGCTTCTTGTGGGTTGTAGTTTGTTCCGTTTCCTAAATCGATCTCAGCTAAACCATCAGCATCTAGATAAACACCGTCTGGTGTCATTCTAGACATTACTTGTTGAAGTTTTAAATGAGTTAACTGAATCATATCAGCAAAACCAGTAATTCTTTTAACTAAAGAGTCAATACGACCTTCGTACATTCTCGGAGCACAAATAGCATAGTTCATTTTAACTTTAGTAAAATCACTTTTAGGACGCATCATGTTTTTTGACATCTCCCATTTTAAAAGCTTTTTAGTACCTAACACTAAAGCACCTTCATATAAAGTCTCCATTTTTCTAGACTCCTTGCTAAAATTCTCGTTTTCTTGTGGAGAAAAAGTGTCGTCCTTTTCGATAGCTTTCTCTGCTCCAGAAGCGCTTTCTTTTAATTTATAAACCTCGTTCATATAGGTTTTGTAATTAAAGTAAAGAACATCTATCTTATTCTTATCGACTTCACCTTCTCTATACCGCTTGTTGTTTCTATTACTAATACCACTAGATCTTTGTATTTCCTCTAAGTCTTCGTTTGTAAGGTGTGGAAATTGTTTTATAAGTTCGTTTATTGGAATTGTTTTGATCTCACCAACATAGTATATGTCTTCAAAATAAGGTGAATCTGTATGTGAGTAAACTAACTTTGCAGGATCAACATAATCAATAGTAACGCCTTCAGAAGTATTAAAAGAGGTTTTTACAGCGCCTATACCTAAAACGGTAAGATCGTGATAAAACCTCTTTTTTGTTAATTCATATTTATTTCCTTCAAACAAAACGTTTAAAGCTTGTTCTTCAGCTATTTCTACGGCTTGCTTGTAAGAAAGCTGCATATGTAAATCTAACTCTTCTTGTGTTTCTGGTAGTGTTGATGGAGGGTTTTTAAATAAATCCATGCCAAACTTTTCTTTAACAAAGTTTTTTAGATCCTTTGACCTCATGTCTTCCATTATAGCATTCATGTACTCAGTACGTTTACTAACTCCAAATGGATCTTGTGAGAAAGCTTTTATGTCATAAGTCCTCTCGGCAATACCATTAACAACAATATCTACAAACTTAGAGATAATTGGAACTGGTTTCCAATCTAAATTAAGATAAGATAAGTCACCATTGATAGATAATTCATCTTTATATTTTTGGGTAGATTGCTCTCCCCTAGCGTATAATCTAAGATTGTGAAAATTATTTTTACCACTAGTGTACCTGCTCTGACTGTTTGTTTCGTCAAACCACTCTCCTTCTATAGCTTGAGCAACTTTAAGCCCATACTCATAGCTTATCTTCTCTGCATCGCTAACAACTTGACTTGGAAAATTCCTCATATTATTCTTTAATTATTTTAGACATACCACCGGTATTCGAATACTTAGACATGTGTATATTTAATTTTGGTTTTTCTATCTTTGCGTTTGGCGCGTATAAATGTCTGTTGTTAGCCATAATAGCTAAACCAGAACTTATAGACGCATCATGCTTTGTTCTTTTGTTTATATCAAACTTAGCCCAATCATTCAACAGCTCGTTGAAGTATAAATCACCAAGCGTACCATCTCTACTTATTCCAACGTGATCTTGTATATACATCTCAATTGCCGCTGCGTGAGCTTGCTTAATATCTTCTGATGAATTAGGTATTCCACCGACCTCTTTTTCTGCAACAGATAATTTGTTCCATATCTTATCAGGCCTATTCATACTAAACCCTCTATATCCTCTACGTCTTAGGTAGTACAAGAGACGAGGTTTATTGTTCTCTGCGAGTATAGGCATCCCGTAAAATACTAAAGCCATTAGAACGTCCTCAAAGAACATCTCGGCTGTTGGTGGTCTTGACAAGTATTCTAAAAAGAAACTGTTAGCCGGAGCGTCTTCCATACTGAACCTAGTTAAGCCGTGTAAAGCTCCTTTCGATCCAACTCCATCTACTGTACCTGATATATCGTAACTATCACAACCGAAAGCACCCATATGCTCGTTACCAGGATATTTAATACCGTTTTTAAGTATCACCCTGTTTTGTAATTGTTGAGGTGGAACCCAACTCAACTTAAACCTACCTTTTGGGTCTGGATAAAATATTACTTGAGAATCTTTTACGCCGTTTACCCATTGAAAATTACCTGTAGTTATACCTAGTGTGCTAGACATTTCTTCGTTGTAATCTATTTGCTCATATATTTTAACTAAGTTAAATATACTATTTTTAGTCTCATCTCTAAATGCGTGTTCAGTAGTTCTAGGAAACTGACGGTAAAACTCATTTAAAGCATCTTGATCGTCTTTTAAACCATCAACTTCGTTCTGCCAGTTATCTATTACACCTACATCTATTAATTCACCGTCTGGTGTAAGTCTGTCGATATCAGGAGTACTAAAGACTGGAATTCCATACTCGTCAATAAATCCTTCGTAGTTCCACTCCATTGGGATAAAAAGAGAGTATAAACCAGACTTTGTCTGACCATTTCTATTTCTTCTCGTGACATCTGAGGCATTGTATAGTTTTTTAAAGTTTTCTCCACCTTTATCTAAAGCGTTTGAAGTTGAGCCCATCATACATTTACCAATAACTCTACTACCTAATCGTAAACATGTTTTTGTAACCCTCCAGTTGTTTAAAATATTATCGGGTCTCTCCCACTTACCACTTTCATCATGAACTAACAAGGCTAGTTTTTCACCATCATAACTATTGTCACCAGTGTTTTTCCAGTCAATCGTTGTATCCAAACCTTCGATCTCTTCCATACCATCCGTTGCTGACATCTTTTTCCTTGTAAACTTACTAGCAGGTACTCTATAAGCAAGTTCTGATTTAGGACGATCCATACCATCTTGGATAGGTTTGAAAAAGAAAGGATAATTAATTGATATAGGAACAACTTTGTCCGTAAACATCTTTTTTGCATCTGATCCAGTTTTAGATAATATACCAAATCTACTATCACTTGCAAGAGTAGCTAAATTAACTGTTTCTGCTGATGACATGAAAGAAAATCCAGAACGTCTATTTTTAAGGTAGCACATTCCGTAACATCTTTTATCTGCCTTGCAAGCTTCCCAGAATATATAAAATAATCTGTTTGCCTCTCTAAAATCTGGAGCACCTACATCAATCTTACTCCATTGCAAGTACATATATTGCGTACCTGTTATCCAGGTTGGTTTACCATTATTCGTGAACCAGAATCCCTCTTCCCTTCTAGTGAACTCCTCATCTATATAATCGTACCATTTTTCTTTACTGCTTTCCGGATAGTTTCTCCAATCGAATATATTTTTAATTCTTTGCAACTCCTTGGGGTACTCGAATTTCACCCATTTGTTCTTCGGATCTTTGTATATTTCTTTAGGAGCTTTTGGTAACGCAATAACTAGTCCTTGTATTTCTATTATCTCACCTATTTGACCACTGTGAGATAGCACTATAATATCGTGTTCTTTGTCGTAGCCGTATTTCCATTTCTTACCTTTGTTAAGACGACTGATTGTCGTTCTTTTAACAGGTTCAACTGTCTTAACTAAACTTTGCTCGTACATTACTTAGATCTACTTTCAGCGAATCCCTTAAAAGTTTTTTCCTTTGCCTCTTCAGGTGTTTTACCCTCAAGCAAGTTTTCTTCTTCTTCAATTCTGTTAAGTATCTCAAATGCGTCAAAAATAGCTAGCTTTTTAGATGCCGCGGCGTTTTTTAGTTTATCAGCTGTCAAATCATCTTCAGAGTCAGTGACAATAGCTTCTTCACCTACTTTAATAAGTTCTTCAACTGCTTTGTGCCCAGCTTGGATTATACGTTTCTTCGTTTCCTTGATGTTCATATTTGATTGTAATAA